AGCGGTTCCGCCGGTACCTGCAGCACCAATGTTGATGTATACGGTTGCGCCGGGGGTAAGGGTAAAGTTTGTAAGTGATGAGTACGCACCACCTCCACCGCCGGTACCAGAACCGCTATTGTTTGTACCACGACGACCACCGCCACCAGCACCGATAACACGAATGGTGTTGTTGGAGTTTTCCCAATCGGAAGGCACCGTCCATGTGGTGCCCGTGGTCAGGAGAATGGTTTTAATAGCCATTAAATTGGCTCATCCGGCTCAATAATTAACCGGTCTTCCCATAACTCTCCGGGATTACAGTACACGTTTGCCTCAATAGGCTCGAGCCTACACCCTTGCGGTGCAGGATCGTCCAGCCCAGCAATAATGATGTTTACAACTACACCATGAACATCAACAACGGCGCATTTCATGGCAGCCCATAATTAAGCAGCTGCCAAATCTTCTTCAGCAAACCAACGAATCTGAGAAGCGCCTTGTGCATCCGTCCATGAAATCAGATAAAAGAAGTTGCCGTCTTCATCCATGCGCAAAGCTTCAACAGGGCCTTGCGGGATCACACCGATAGACTTGACTTCATCACCTTTTTTAAATTTTGTCGCCATCATTCACTCCTTAAACAGCGTCAAGGCTAAAAGTGTAAGTTACGTTCAAAGTATCACCTGACACCACTGAACGATCACCGGGAGACGTAAAGTTCGATACAGAAAACAGCACGCCGGTTGTGCCGCCTTTGGTGTTGTTTGATGTTAAAAACGCACCAGCGATGTTAGACGTTGCGTTAATCGAAAATGACGCGGGTGAACCGGTGTTAGAAATAACAGAAGGATCGGCAGTTGTAGCCGCTCCAAAAGATGCAGCAGGTCTGGCGCCCTGAGTGTAGCCCGTATTTTCGGTCCAGCCAGCATGAGAAGCCATCGTATCGCCAGCAGCATAAGTGTTACCAGAGCCGGGACCATTCACAAGACCAAGATACCAAGTAGCGCTGTAGGTAGAGCCGCTAAAGTACTTGTCGTTCATGTCTTTCAAACCGACGTTTACAACGAGGTTAGGCGATTGCGCTGTCCACTTGATATTGCCGTCTTTATCAAGACACTCAACGGTAAATACACCGCCGCCACGAATACCCTCAGAGAGGGACTTGCTAGTTTGCACCGTAGAACTCGCGGTTTCGCCAGCTTTTGCTTTGCTATCAAACATGATTAACTCCTTTACGAAATACGAAGAATCGCTGAATCAGCGGTTGATGGAGGAAACTGAACTTGAAACTGAGTCGTAGAAGTCCTGTCCGCACCAAAGTCCAAAACACAAATTGCCGGTCCACCTACTTTGTAGATCAGCGCCCCACGAGCCGTAAAGGCCCCGTTCCAGACAGCGTTTCCAAAACTAACAAAAGACACACCACCCGAACTAGATACGGTCGGCACTACTACCTCGCCCCCAGCCATATAGCCGACTGCTGCCACCTCACCATCAGGCGTATACCCGGTAGTATTTTCGTCCAAAGTAGCTGCGTTTGTATATAGCGCTACCTTAAAAATGCCCGAACCAAAGTCTGCCGTGCCGTCTAACAGGCCGGTTTTAAATATGTTGCATGTGAAGTTTCCTGTAAACGGCATATCAAGTTACCGGGTACCGTACTTGCCCCGACCTGTATGCATCGCGTCTCTCGAGGCCATCTCCAAGACGCTTAGCCAACATCAAGGCTTCATCGTATCGTTTGGTGTAGTTTGCTAATACGTCTTGATCCGACTTCATAAACGTCGCGGCTTCCAGTAAGGAGCCATAAAGAAGCACGGAATCAAGATTGTCCCCAAGCCAAGTCTGCTGCGCCGTAACAATTGATTCTGGGTAATAGTAATAATGAAGCTGAACCGGGTAAGCGAGATTAGGCGTGGGGCCTAAAATAAAAGTAAGCTCATTGGTAATTACCGGCGTTAAGCCATTTGTTGTAGTCGGGCCAAACAATGCGTAATGCGTGGGCTTGCCTGTTTGGTTTGGATTTGGGAATGCTTGACGGATAAAGTTGACGTCTTTGTTCAGTAAGTATTCATACTCACCTGTGATTGGGTCAATCACCGCTATTGAATAGACCGCCAAAAAATCTGACGGAGAAGATAAGTACATGTTGTTTTGCGTACATGCTCCAGTCACGTTTTTACGCAAAGACGGAAACTGCACCGAGTTGTAAATGCGCTCCTCAGCCTGACGAATAAACGTATTTATCTGCTCAATAGTCGTAACGCCGCCTATCGTCTGCGGAAACTCATTTTCGCAATACGTTTTAATCGTGGCTGATAGCTCTTGGTAATTCATAGGGTTTACCCTAACTTCTTACTCGAGTGGGTGCCCTTAGTTGCCGCGCCTGTACCACGAGTTTTCACTGTCTGGGTATTAGGTACGTTGTTGGGGTAGCCAGCCGTATTAGGAACTGGCACTTTTTGCGGTTGCTTGTATTCCATTTTTCGCTCCTAAGTAGTGGCAACTGCCACGGTTCCAAGTGTAATCTGAAGTGCTAGGTTGTTGGGGGTGAGGGTCGTATCAAATGCCCGAGAGCCACCAACAGGGTTCCAGCCCCACTGGATAATCCGACTGCCACCAGAAGGATCCCCACTAACGTCATTTCCGCTAACTACATAGCTTCGATCAGGGCGGGGGTTACGCACCGCCTGAGGGTCTTCAACAGGGTACATACCAAGTTGCAGCTGGGGGTGATCTGGGTCCCAACAGGTCCTACAGACCAGCATGTTGATGTTTTTGGTTTTAATAACCAAACGCCGCAAGTCTGTAAGTTTGAAACGAAAATCACACCTATCGCATTGAGCGATCGCATTTTTGCCGGAACTAAACCTGTTACCCATGATCAGCCACTCGTAACATACTGCCTGCGAGGCACAAATCGAACAGCAGCTTTCTCACGATCCTCCGTAGCTGCAACTTCCCATGCCTCGTCATACATAGCTTTTAAGTCAACCAGCCGAGGATACGCTTCAGGTACTTTCAAGGCCAAGTAATAGGCTAGCCCCGCCACAAGGCATGGTAAAAACCGAAACGGCACATCAAAGTCATTTACCCCGTTGCCCGCGTCCTGAATGCGCCGTAGGCGCCAGTACACAAGTGTATACGGCTGCGAAGTGTCTGGGGCAGGCCAAACGGTCACAGAAGGGCTTGCTGTGGCATCAGGGGAGTACGCACTGTTTGTCGGGTAGGTAGCCCCGCTATTGCGGTTAATCAGAATCTGGATGGGGCGAGCCTGCTGCAATTTGTTGGGGATACTCGCGTAAGTGCTGATTGATATTCTGGTAATGGTCAAGTCTGCTTGCGTTGCAGCATTTCCCGGCTGCGTGCGAATGACGTGCTCAAGCAAATCTACCGTGTCGTTGGGCAGCGGATAAGTTGCAACTCCGGGCGAGAGCGCGATGGAACCTTGCTCAATAGTGAACATGTTAATGCCACGGTTGGCCCAATCAGCGAATAAAAGGTTAAGGCTCCTGCGAGCTGTACGTAAGTCATAGCCAGAACGTAACTCTGAGCCGCATCTCTCATACGCCTCCTCCACGATTTCTGTGAGGTTTAGGTTGAAATTTGAGGTACCGCTAGTGGTCATTTCTTTGCCTTTTTAAGCCGCGCGGTTTTTGCTTTTACGGCTGG